ATCACTCGTCCAGCAGGGGACGAACACAACAAAGGATGAACAATGAAAAATGACGCACAACTGGCCCTAGAGGCCGCAGAATCTATGGCAAAGCGACTAGAGCAGGACGTAGCCATAATGATGGACTTCAGCACCAAGCCGCTGAAAGACGTTGAAGAACCACCCCTTGAGATAATCCGCTATGTAGGGCAAAGACAATGCGACTGAAGCGTACACCAGCAGACCATTGGTTCAGCCGATGCGTCAGGATCAGGGCTGACTTTACCTGCCAAGGCTGTGGCAAGAAGTACGAAGAAAACAGCATGGGCCTGCACTGTAGCCATTACTTTGGCAGAGCCAAGAAGGGCGTCAGATACGATGCCATGAACGCCTTTGCCCATTGTTACGGATGTCATCAAAGGTTTGGCAGTAACCCCGACTACTTCTACCGTCATTACATAGACACCTACGGCGAAGGTGCCTTGGAAATACTCAGGGAAAAGGTAGAGGATATTGACTTAGGCAAACGGATGAACAAGGAAGCCAAGGAAATCGCCAAGCATTACAAGGCAGAAGCCGCCCGTATGGAGAATGACAGGGCGGCGGGTGTAGCAGGGTGGTTAGAGTTCGTTAGCTGGGATTAGTCCAAGTAATCTTCAAACAACCGCTCGCCGGATGTCATCCGCATCACGCGGTCAACATTCGCAAAGCCCGGAACATAAGTCCGGGTTGCCCTCAGAAGTGGCGCGGCGGCATCTTCTTCTCCTGTTGCGGCTCTAGCGGCCGATGTGAGAAGTCCCCCAGCCATGGAGGATGCGGCCTCTATAGGCGCAGGCCGAATGTCAGCTATGTTTCCGCCGAACTCTTCAGACCTTATGTTTATAATGCCGCTCGTTAGGTTTGAAGCCAGTTGATTCATGGTCGCGCTTGTGAAGCCCTCTGGGGTCATAAGCTCTTCAAGGTCTTTGTCTCTTGAAAGATCAAGCGTTTTTCTGGCGTCATCCCACATACCCGCTACGGCACCAAAAAGACCCGTGTACATTGCGGTTGCAATCATCGCCTCTTTCGCGGCGTCTGCGCCTTCCTTTGTATTCAGGCCCTTCTCAAATGCCTTCTTGCTCTTCAGGCCAATCTCCGTCCTGATGTTGTTCATCTGACGGTTCATGTAGGACAACATACTGTAGAACATCCGCCCGTTTGGATTGTCGTGAAACGCCTTGGGCATTGAGGATGCGCTTACTGGTTGCCACTTATTAAGGGCCGCTCCGGCAAAGTTAATCAGGTAAGGATTGCTAACATCCCTAGCCTTCAGCGCCGCGACAGTAGACTGAAACTCACTCTCTGTAAGACCACGCATTCCATCATGTTTGCGGAGTTTTTCTAGGTCGCCTTTCTTGGCGAGATCCATGCCTCTTTGAATGGCGCTGTTTGAAAGTATTTCCTGACCCATTCTGTTTACGGTCGACACCCCGGATACTTTGTAGAGGCCAGCACCCAGAGCATCAATTCCTCGCACTGCGAAGTCAGGCACCTTTGTCCACGCCCAAGACTCCACCGCAGTTTTCAGGGCGTTTTCGCCTGTATTTGCAAGCTCGCCCATGAATTGACGATCAAGGCCAAGCCGCTTGTTGCTCACCCAGCCTTCTAGGTCTGCCTTCGGGCCGGGAATAACTTTTCCAAAAATTGGCGCGGTTGAAAGCTCATCGAGAAATGTAAGCATTGTTGTGACAACAGCCTTCGGCACCGTCTTAGCCCATGCCTTGACGCCATTCTGATAGATAGGCGCAGTGACACCCTCTGCCAAGTTCAGTATCGCGTTCATTGGGTTGCCCAAGAGGGCGGCTGATGTGGCTCTTCTTGCGGCCGCGCCTGCGGCGTTACCGCCCTTCTGGGACGCAATGATCTGAGATCGAAGCCCGTTAGCTAAATTTGCCGCAACGTCTTTTGATGCGCCCTGCTTCTTTGCCGCGCTTTCAATCGCTTCAATCACGACATTCAGGCGGCTTTCACCTATCTTCGTTCTGGGCTGACGAAGATCCTTCACATCAATATCAAACCTAGCGGCAAGCGCCCTAGCAGAAGATATGTCTTCGGCCATCTGCTTAATAGCCATCACCGGGTTGGCGTAGTCATCTACCTCGCCAATAGCACTGCCAATCTTTTTTACAGCGACTGTCGGGAAGTAATCCGCGACAGACTGAGAAACAAAGTCCATGTCCTGAAGGCCCTTTACCTGAATCTCCAGCAACTTTATGGCCTCTTTTTCGGCGTCTGTGTTGGCGGCCGCTGTCAGGTCATCCCAGCCAACCCTCCGCTTCTCGGATATTTGCTCATTCATGCGAAGAGAAAGGGCCTTGAGATTGCGCTGAGTATCAAACATCAACGCAACATCTTTTAATTGCTCATCAAATATGCGGTCTATTTCTCGCTGGTCGTGGCGGATCATGGTTTCGGCGTCTTCTGCCAGCCTTGCCGCTCGCTCGCCAACATTCTTTACAAACCATTCGCGAGTTCCCAAGAATATAGACCCCAAAACGCCGCTTTCTGATTGAGGCTCAACGAAATCTCTTGGGTCGCGCTTATCTACAACGTCTCTAACAGTTCTGGCACCTACGCTAGTGTCTACCGTGAATCCCTCTCTGGCCTGCTCTTTGGTTCGGCCGACATTTACAAAGCCCTTATCACCACCAATGTGAGTGCCCTCGCTTTTGTATGCAGGACGATCAACTCTAGCCAGTTGCTCCTCGGCTATTTCGTCAGCGCCTTTTGTCAGGAACCTGCCAGCGGCACCACCAAGCGCCGCTCCGCCAATAAGGCCAAGGCCCGCGCCCTCAAGACGCCCTTCTTCCCCCTCTCCCTGAAGAAAACCGTATGCGGCACCTTCAGCGGCACCGAAACCCGCTCCGCGCAAGGCCCTCTGCCCTTTGCTTGCCGCCTGAGATATTTTCGCAAGACCCATTCCGGGTATAAAAAGCGAGCCGACAATCCCCGCTCCGGTAGCAAATGCGGCCGCGCTAGGTGCATCCTCTCTGAACGCTTCAAGCTCCCTGCGAGACTGGGCGATAGCGTTTGCGTAGCTGTCGGCCTCTCCGCTGAGCAATCGGGCAACAGCGTCAAGCTCATCACCTGCTCCGATAGCAGTCTCAACAAACTCAACAGCACCAGAACGCAAGCCGCTGAACTCAACATCCTGCTGTTCAGGCTCTTCATCTAAAAAGCGGAAGCCTTTTTCCGGTTGCTCATCAAGAAATCTATAACCCATTACTTCGCCTCAACAAAAAGGTCATTTGAGTAATTAGTAGTCCCTGTAAGCGCTTCGCCTTGGCGAGGGGGCTCGGGAGGACGTTTCTGCACTTTCGTCTTTTGCTGGCGCGCTTGGGTCTGGAATGGGAATCCAAATACTCCCGTTTGACTCAAAGAATCCGCGTCCGTCTATTTCTAGCTTTCTGCCCTTATTGTCCTTTGCCACCAAATCAGTTCCATTTACAGTAAGAACGGCCATTTCTAGCTCCTCTTCTTCTGTCTGCGGGCCTCTGAGCATATTGATCTGATTGTCGATAGCGGCGTTTCTGCTTTCCCGAATAATATCTTTAGCATCCTCTATCTTATCAAGCGTCAAAGACTCCGTTCTTCTGCCGTCCTTGTCTCTCGGTATTAATGAGTCAGCAAGCCTTATAGCCTCGCTTTCCGCAACCTTGGACTCTTTAAGAAGCTCAAGATTGCGTATCTGCTCTTCCGTGTCGCGAGTCCTGTTAAGTTCTGCGAAGTATTCTGAGGTCGCTATTTGATTGCGAACATTGTTAAGCAGGCCCTGAACTTCTCTTTGAGCATTGCTTGCCAGAGTGCGATAGCCCTCTCGCCATGTTTTGTTCTTATCATCCCAGCCTTCTTTTATTAGGTTTTCATACTTTCGCAAGCCGGGGGTGAATATCTCCCGGATAGACTCTGGCAGGGACTGTATATCAGATCGCTCTGCTGAGATGATGGCCCCGCCTTCGCCTGTTTTAAAATCAGGGGCTATCTTCATCGCGATGCTGTTGGCCCTAAACCTGTCCATTGTCTCCTGACCTGCAAGCGCAGACTGTGCAAATTTCCTAGCGGCACCAGAAAACTGCCCCGCACCTGCAACAAACGCCTCTAGGCCGTCAGCGTCATCGTTTTGAATAAACTCCAGCATCTTGGATGTGTTGGCATTGAGCCAGTTTTCACCCTCAATACGTTGCATTTCAGAGCCCATGCGAGCCTGATTGAGCCTGAACTTATCTGCCGCCGCCAAGGCATCGGTATTGTCTGACATCACTTTAAGGCGTTGCTCAAGAACCTTTTTGATGTTTTCTGGGAGGGTCGGGTCTTCAATTGCCGCCCTAGTCTGAATAATTGCTCTCGCGGTGTTTCCGGTGGCGGTCTGTCTAGTTCCGGGCATCAATGCCTGCAAGGCCCTAAGCTCTGGTAGCAACGCAAGACGCTCCTCGCTTGTCGTTGCGCTTTTAATTTGCTCTTTGATGGCGTTCATTTGAGCCGAAAGCGCCGAAGCATCACCCATTTGAGCGGCCGCAACACCCTTGGTGCTGGCATCCATTAGCGCGTCCAGCCGGTTCATCTTCTGCTGTTCAGCCTCCATGACAGCCTTAGACGAGCCAAGAAGCATTCCAAGGCCCTGCACATCGCCAAAATCAGGACTAGCCAAACGCGCCGCTGAGCTAAGTTTTAAAGCCATAATCAACCCCCTCCAAACGGAAATAAATCAGTCAGGAAATCGCCGATTTGCGGCGCTACTTCACTGCCAATTTCGCTAATAATGCCCATGATTCCGCCCTGACCCTGACCAGAACCTTGTATGGCTCCGCCCAGCAAGCCAGTGCCAAGCCTGCCCATTAGCTCTGCCTGACCAATGCCTGACCCTAGAAGGGCGTCTAGGCCCGCTATAGAGGCTTCACCGAATAGGCCAGTGCCATATAGCTGGCCGCGCTGTGCCAACTGAGAGGCTAACAGGCCACGCTGTAGGGCGTTTTGAGCCTGAGCCTCTGGCAGATACGCCGCACCCAATAGCTGAGTGCCAAGCTGAGCTTGTTGCTTTTGCTCCGCCTGAGCCTGTTGAATAGCCGCCAGTGACGCCCTAGCTTGAGCTTCTTCTTGGGCCTTGGCCAATGCTAATTGCTCTGGTGTGCCGCCAAACATGGCTGTTTGAACGCCTAATCGACCCTGACTAGCCAGCCTTTCCTCAAGGGCTAGACGCTGACGCTCTTCTTCGCCAAGTTGCGTAGCCCGTATACGGTCGTAAATATCTTGCTCACGAGTTGCTTGATCTGCTGTAACAGCGTCAAGAAGGGTTTGCGCGCCAGTAAATGCGCCTGTAGAAATAGCCTGTTCTGTTGGGCTATAAACAGTCTGGATATTCGGCCCAATCATTGGCCCTGCGCCAGTAAACGCACCGCCACCTGCACCGCCACCTGTTGCACCACCGCCAACAAGACCCGCATTCATAGCGGCCCTGTATTCTTGATTGGTGACAACCCCATCATTGTTGATGTCAAAGCCGCGCATACGAGAGAAGTCTTGATTAGCTATGGCTTGCTCTCGGGTTAAGTTAGGGTTTTGTTCCATCAACTGATTGATTCGGTCTGCTCTGCTCATTTCAGCAAACGATCCGGGGGCGGGTATGCCTACACCAAGGCTAGTACCTGTACCGGTTGTAACGGTAAATGGCTTGAACTGCGACCGAGCAAAAGCCTCTTCGGCAATCTGACCTGCGCCTGCAAGACCACGCTCGCCAATCGCGCCAAGGCGATCATAAGCCCCCATAAGACTTGCAAGTCCGCCAGCGGTAGAAGCTATAGGGCCAATATTTTTAAGCACAGTATTAAATAAACCACCAAGAAAACTGCCTTGGCCGCCAACGTCTTGAATTAACTGGTCGATAGATTGAGATGAAACACCTGAATAGTCATATCCCCCGCTGGTCGTAGAGCCAGCATAATTTCCTGATGGGTTATAACCTTGGCTGGGACTTGTTAGCCCCTGCAACTCATCAATCATGGCAAGTTCTTCAGCAGTAGCCATTAGTAAGTTCCTCTCACTTTAAAAATCATTACAGCGTCTTACCTATAAGCGCTAATACATTCATTTCCTGTAGGGATATGGCACTACCATTTACTTCTGTTTGCAAACCTACCGTAATCACACTGCCATTACCCGTACAATTTAAAGACTTGCGGCTAATCAAGTCGCCTAGCGTAAACTCAACCGCCGTATATTCTGACTCACCATAAAATCCCGGCGTCGATGTACCCACCCTGAATCGTGACGTATTGGCTTGAACCGAAAAGTCATACGTCCAGCTAAGAATGATGTCTGCATCATTACCACCAATGATCGTGGGCCGTATCTTTTTAAGAATTTTGATCTTTGACGGATCGCCAAAAGTTAAGCCGGGGCTGGTATAACGGAAAATAAACGATGAGTTATTGTCGTCATAACCACTGTATGTCCCTATACCATCGACCGTGCCGATATATACGTCACCATTGCGATCCCTAGCAAAGCTCTTGAAGTTGACACTAGGCCACTTGGTTACGCGGAATGAGCCGTTTTCTAGCCTACCTCTAAGATCAAAGCAGTAAATAAGGTTGCTATCGGGCAAGCCTAATAGATAGAAATAGTTTTCAGGACTGTAGACGCTGGTGGCTGGGCTGGTTTTAGCCGCCAAGAACCCAATCAACTCCTGCTTAACATTCCGGCTTAGGTCAGATACCGGCAATGACTTCTCTTGGATAACCCGACCAAGACTTCGTAGGCCATCATCACTCAAAAACAACAGGTCAGTACCAATGCTTTGCACTGTCTTACGGTCAATACAGCCAACGCCACTAATTGTGTCAGCAATCGACATAGATGCAGGAGTATCTGCGTTTTGATAAATAATGATGCTGTGTTCGCCAAAGATAACCAGCAGGCCGTTATGTGCGGCCAATGCCACTACCTTATCAGCGCCATTAGGCCATGCCTTAGATACGTCGATAGAGCCGCTAGAGCCGCCAGTAAAATCATCGCCATCTAAAAGATCAGACCAGTAGATAGTAGTGTCGTTGCTTGACGTGCCTACTATCCACAACCGACCAAACCCAGCAATTGCCTCATGGCAATACTGGTTAGACGTAACCGATGACCCCGACACAGCGGTCATCTTGGTCACTGCGCCAAGGCTGTTGCTATAAACCAACGGCTCGTAGCCGCGCTGAAAGAAGTACGCATGGTCGTTAAAGTTTACGATCTTCCAGTCGTTAGCCGTAATCGTATATGACGCAGGCGTGGCATCTACCAACGTAGTAGTGCCGGTCATTATCTTGTTGTTGCCAGTGCTAAATATGACTTCGTTACCAGCACTGTCGTAAAACTCATGGATGTTGTGGATATAGTCTGTACCCAGCACCGTCTTGGTAGTCGTAATGACGCTGTTACCCTGACGGGACGCCAATCGGCCCTGTCGATCAATAATCGCGTTATCTGCCGTTTCTGCGAATGACGTATCCTGAGCAATAGGAGAGTCTTCCGAGTTAACGCCCTTAAAGGCAGGAGCGACAAGATCAATACTGCGTAACGGCTGTGCCATAACCTATCCTACGGTGTGTAGAAGATTGTCTCTTCTGGGTGCTTCTGGGCATCCAACGCAATCGCATCAGACAAATGCTTGTCAGCAATTGCAAAGTATTCAGCAGTAGACGTACCACCTGTCTCACCTCTTTCACGCGATAACAGCGCAACCGCCATGTGTATGACGGGAGTGCTGGGTATTGCCAAAGTGTCCGAGTTGGCACTCAGGTCTACGTTTCTAATAACCATCTTTGCCTTCAGCGAATAAACGCCGTCAGGCTTTGGGTACACGTCAATTTGAGTATCACCACTGCCATCTACGCCGTTGTAGGTAAAGTAACGGGGCGAGCCGGATACAGGGGTGTTGACAAAGAACTCATTGTCAAACCATGCCTGAGTCTGATATTCCATTTCGGCATTAGAGGTATCGTTGATAATCCTAAATACCTTACCCTCGTTACCACTGCCCGTAAGCGAATAGGTGTAGTCATCGGCGGCGGTCGTAATCGTCAACATGGTGCGTAACGCAGACCAATCCCATGCAGTTTCAATTAGGTTCTTCGCATCGTTTACATAATCGCCAACCATTGCGCTATATGTGCTTTCCGATACGTTACTTACCTCGTCTTCTCTAAGACGCCGCAATACGTTGTTGACCAAGTTTAAATATGTCATGCGATCTTCTCTTGATCTTGTAAGATTCTGTCAAACAAGCCATTTAGCTGTTGACCAGATGGCTTTGTGCCATAAGGCGTTGATATAGCTTTCATTAACTGCGCTACAGAATCTTGCTGTTGCCCAACAATATCCGGCAACATCTGTGGCGCCTGAATGCGAATAGAGCGTTGAGTTAGCGGCTCAAAAGGCTGTGCCGCCATAGTTGCTAGTGGCGCAAATCCAGTTAGCATTCCAGTTCTGTCTAAACCATCACCATCACCGTCACCATCACCATCGCCCGGCCCTTTTCCGGGGCCTTTGCCATTTCCGACAGTAACCCCAGTAACGCCATTAGTGACTCCGCCATTGGTAACGCCACCATTGGTAACACCACCGTTAGTGACTCCACCGTTAGTCACTCCACCATTGGTGACGCCACCATTGGTAGTTCCTCCGTTAGTAACTCCACCATTGGTTACCCCGCCATTAGTGACCCCACCATTAGTAGTCCCACCATTAGTAGTTCCTCCGTTGGTGGTACCACCATTGGTAACATCGCCACCGTTATTGCCGCTATCTACAGTTACAGTTGACGATTCTTTGTCATCTCCGGTCTTCGCAACCTCGGATTTGGTCGCAATAGTTCCGTCGTTATCGTAATCAATAGGGTTTAATCCGGCATTTTCTAACTCGACGTTTATTTCTTCTTCTGTCATTTCGCCGTAGTTAGGCAGATTTACCAAAATCCACTCAGTAGCTTTTACTACATCGCTCTTGTCTGTGGTCGTAGCGCCTTCTGTTGCTACCCCCGTGCCGCTTATTGGTGCCTCAACACCCCTAGCGTCAACGTCTACCAATACCTGCTCATCAACAAAATCACCTGTACCTATGCCCTGACTTGATATGACAGACTCCCAATCACCCGGAATCTGCCATATATCGCCATCAACCCTATCTCTAAACTGGCCATTGCCAATATATTCATACTGCCCCTGAGATGTAGCGCCAGCAGAGGAATCAACCGTTACGGTCGTTGATGAGTCAGCCACGCCTGCATCGGCACCGCCTGTGTCAGCGCCATCCGTCGTAGAGGCATCAACACTTGCGTCAGCATCCGATGAAGCATCACCGCCACCACCAGACTCTTTGTTAGCGTCAACAATGGCTTGGAAATCAGGGATGTTAAATATCGGGTTGCCCATCTCATCAGTGCCACCCGTTGTATTCCAGACAATCTGACCTACTTCATTTTGCTCATAGTTGTCAGGGTTGGTAACGTAATCTTGGATAGCGCCAGCAACCGCGTCAGCTATATCAGAGTCAACAACGTCTCCAGCACCGGGGACAAGGCTGTTTAAAGCAAAAGAAAAGGCATCGCTAACAGATACGTCTTGGCCTGTAGCCACATTTAATGCTGTAGTGACAGCAGTTTTTGCTAATGTGCTACTAATCCCTAGCGA